AAGAGTTCCTGTGTAACCATCCATAGTCTCACCACAAGTAACACATGCTGGACAAGATAAATCTACTTCAAGATAGATACAACCAGTTTGGTCACAAATATCATTGTAAGATCCACCATTACCACCAGTCGTTGTAGTTCCTGGGAAAACAGTTGGTGTTTGAGTAGATGTTGGTTGTACAATTCCTTTACCATATATTTGAGTTACAACTCTAAATAATAAAGAATTTGGTTGACCTGCATCGTTTCTCATAACATTACAAGGTGTTGTAGATGCTGACATTCCATCACCTGGTGCTTGGAAAACTCTCAAGTCAGATAAGAAACTTTCATTATCAATTTCATTTCCATCAGGTCCGATTAATTTACCAACACCCGCGTTTCTGAATCCACACATTTTAACGATTACTTTTCTAACGTTAGTAGAAGCGGTAATATTAAGTCCGTTATCTATAGATCCATTAACCCATTGTAACATAGTTGCACTGTTAGTAATTGCAGTCCATTTACCTTTAGAGTAATCAAACAATCCTGGAGGATCTAATTGACCTTCAGAACCTTCATAGAATAAATCATAAAGATTTTTCTTGAATGGTGTTCCTGATAAATCACCTGGATATCCTGCACCAATAATATCTGAAGTAATATCACCACCATTATTAGAAGGTGATCCTACAGGTGCATAATGAGTACCATCTCCAACATAATTATTTGCTTGTGTTTGTTCAGTACCACCATTATATCCTTGGATACGAGGTACGAAGAAGAACAATTTACCGATTGGTAAGTTCATTGCTTGTACAGAAACGATTTCGTTTGCCAATAATTTAGAGAAAACTCTTCTTACGATTGGGAAAACAACAGTTTCGAATGCTCCGTTAGAACCTTCAGAAGTTGCTTCGTTAATCAAGAAAGATGCTTGGTTTTCATACAACTGTGCAACGTTTTCTTTTAGGTGACCTTTAAGGCCTTCAAGGAATCCTAATTTATCCCATTTGTTTATAGTATCTTCTTTGATAACTTTAAGGTGTTTTAACCCGATGTTACCAACAAGACCTGATTCTAATAATGCTCCCATTTTTTTGGTTTTTTATTTGTTTTTAGTTTATTTTTATTTTAATTTTGACATTAAATCTTTCATTCTCATAAATTGAGGATTTTCATACGTTTTAGATTCGATCAAGTTTGCTGCCGATCCACTTGTAGGTGTTTTGATCAGATTTCTTTCGAAAGATTCGTTAATTGTATTATCCGTACTTGTTGTAGTTGAAAGTTCGTCTTTAATTGTTTTGTATAGATTTTTAGATTCTTTAATAGTTTCAACACCATCAAATCGTCTTAATACATTGATCTTTTCTTGTTTTGTTGTAGAGTGTTCAGTAAACAAACGAGTAGCGTAAGCTAAGTTTGAGTTGAATACTGCAACCTCATTCAATTTAGTTCTGAAAAGATTAAGTGCTTTTCTATACTCTTCATTTTTTTCTCTAAGTAAGTTTAACTCTTCGTTTTTAGATTCTAAGTTTAAGTTTCTATTAGGTGTAATACCTTTTCTTAAACCACGACCTGATTTAGATCCGTTACCATAAGTTCTTGAAGCCTCTTTAGTCTCCACTTTTTTAACTGTTGGTTTTCTAATTGGTCTTTTAGTTTCTTTTCCTGTGTTAACTTCCTCCTTATATTCGAATTTTGCTTTACCCATTCCAACACCTCTTGTTCCTTGTTTTTTCTTAACATCGAAACCTCCGTCTTGGTTAGGTTTTTTTCCGTATTTGAATTTTGATGCATTACCCATACCAATTCCTTTAGATTTGAATTTTGATGATTCCATAACAAATTCTTCTTTGTCATCGGAATCCATATCTTCTTCTTCAGTCATATCGAAATAATCATCTTTGATTGGTTTCATTCTACGACTTGGCATTTCGTACTCTTCTTCTTCAAAATCCATGTCAGAATCCATAAAGTCTTCATCATCCATATCAGAATCCATAAAGTCTTCATCATCCATTTCAGAATCAATATGTAATTCATAAATTACACCTTCATTTTCCATTTCTTCTTCCTCTTCTTCTTCCTCTTCTTCGTCAAATTCATCATATGATTCTCCAAGTTGAATTAGGTAATCTACGTCTTCATTTTCATCAGATAAATGCAACATATCGTTTTCCTTTTTTACGATAATACCATCCTCATCTTTCATTGCTTTAAATACACGAAGAATTTCTTCGTCAGAAGCACCTGTTAGATCGATTGTATCGTCATCAACATCCATATCCATGTCCATATCCATTTCGTCGTCAGAATCCATATCCATTTCATCATCCATACCCATGTCCATATCCATTTCCATTTCGTCATTATCAGCGTCGGTATCAACCTCAGCTTCTAGATCAATCTCCTCATCGTCTTGTTCGTTGAGAGATTCCTTTACTAATTCTTTGATTTCTTGCGTCATTGTAGATGCAAGTATTCCTTGTGCGTTTTCAGCGATCACATTCTCCAAGTTTCTTAACTGGATGAATGTGTCCTCAACTAATGATTCTTTTTTGTTCATTATTTTTGAATAGTTTTATTGATAAATACTTGACTATTACAAAAAATTCACTTTTATAGTTGTTTTTATTTAAAATAAAATTTTTAGGGCATAAAAAAAAGGATGAACATTTGTCCATCCTTTCTTAAAAATTTTAATTTAGTTAGTCAATAACCTCATCAATTTTACTTTCAGTAATTGAAGTGATTCTCCAATCCATTGTATAATTTTCATATACTTTAGTGACTTTAGCCTCAACATCGGTTGGAGTATACCCCATTACCAATTTCTCTTCTCTCATTTTTTTTACTTTACCTGACTCTGTATCTAACAGGTCTGATGTAATTTTTGCTACGAAATACTTTTCTCCTTGTTCCATTTTATTTTATTTATCCAAATAATCGGATAATCTTTTCATTAAGTCAAGTGATTTGTTTCCGGATTCCCCAACATGACGATCAACGGTCATTTTTTTCTCTTCTTCTAAGTTCTCATCATATTTGTGTCTATCGTCTCTATTTAAGAATAGGTACGCTCCTGGTGTAGATGGTGAAGATACAAGGTCAAAACATATTAACTCAAAATCTTCTTGTACTTCGTTTTGTTCCCCCACTTTTTTAAGTGATCCAACGCCACGAGAAGATATTCCCAAAGTCACTCCTTGTCTTAGGTAGTTTGCTGCCAAATCACCTTTAGTAGAACATACACCACTTTGGTGGAATCCAGGACTTGTTAATAGTTTTAATTTACCCAATAGAACAGGACCTTCCCAAAACACTTCAGTGATGATGTGTGAAACACGATCAAGATCAATAAGTGATGATTCAGGGTGGTTTAACTCCGAAAGTGAAGTTCCCTTCTCAATCATCTTCTTATAGTTCTGAGCTTCTCGTTCAAGAATCTTTTTAGGATATACTCTACCATTTCTATTTGGTGTGTCGTATTTCTGTAATACGGCATAAAATTCAAATGGTTTTGAGTGGTCTAAAAAATTCTTAGATTCTTTAAGTATTTCTGAGTTATATTTATCTGTGGGGTTGATGTAACCGGCATCGTATTCAACAAGAATTCCTCTACCTGTTTCATTTGGTCCTAATATTCTATTTTCGTTCATATCAAAAGTTTTATATATAAATATTAAACTTTTTCTATTTTTACCTTATTTGGTTTCACATTTCCATTTTTTGTTAAAGAAAACTTAAAGTTTTCGTTTTTGATAAGAACATCATCATATATTCCTTTGACGATGGTTTTTAATTTTCTCTTTAGTTTTGTATCTTTAAAGTCTAATTCATCTATTAGGAACAAATTAATTTCAAGGTTCATAAACGATTTTTTCTTTGGTTGCAGTCCGCTTGTTCTTAGGTCCATATCAACAATAAATTTGTCGTCAAACAATGTTTTATCTATATGTTCATATACTGAATGTTTAATAGATCTACTCATATTTAGTACAATTCTTGACCAAGATTCTGGATCAATTTTGGGTTCCACCCAAGTTTGTAAGTTAAGGTATAGGGATTTAAAATCTTTGGAGTTTACTGTTCCGTATATCACCTTTGAGGATCTATAACCAATTAATTTGGAAGTTTTTCCTTTTTTCATCAATTTTTTTCATGTTATCACGTTTATTTTTAAAATAATAGGTATATTTGTGATATATATCAAATACAATAAATTCGTAAAAATATCAGATGTTAATAGTAGTTGTAAAACACGGGAATATAGAAAAATCCCTAAAAGAATTAAAAAGTAAGGTAATAAAAACAAGACAAAGTTCATTACTTAATGATAGAAAGCAATATACTAAAAAGTCGGTATTAAATAGAACAAATAAGAATAGGGCTATTTATCGTCAAAAAATGATTTCTAACGATTAAAGTTCCCCATTTAATTTTCGTAATTTAAAGTAATTAATCTTATCGTAAGATTCGTCCTTTATCTTATTAATTGTTTCGGTGATTTTGTTATTAACATCAGAATCACTTTCTTGTAGGTTTTCCAATTTAGTTAATACACTACCTTTCAACATAAAGTAAGATTCTTTAATTGTATCATCGTTTGACGACAATAAAGACTTTAATTCTTTTTTGTCAGATTCTGTTAAATTATCAATATAGTTGGTGATTGTTTTATTTGCAATCTCCACCATATCTTTAATCGGAACATTAACTATGTCAGTTTTCTTTTCAGTTTTTGGTAGTTTAATTGATTCTAATATAGAATTTTTACTATTGATTTTATCTTCAAGATTAACAACATCATTTGAAAACAGATTATCTATTGTGTTATAAGTATTTTCACATTGGATATGACCAACCCACATTTGAATTTCTTTTAATTGTGAAGTTGGGATCTTATTTATTAAGTTTTCGTATAGTGTAATACTTTGGTTAATATATTCATTTGCCACAGATTCGTTAAGTCCTTTATTAGAACTTAATTCCCCATACAAATAGAACAATTTACTAACATTTTTATTCTTTAAGATTAGTTCCTCAAAAATAAACATTTCTTTCTTGAATGTGTTTTTCTTGTAAGATTCAATTAACACATTTTCTATTTTAGATTTTAATATACCAAATTTCATATCGTTTTTTATATATAAATATCAATCTCTTAGCAATTTGCTCAATGCTTCTTCCATAGAACCCAAAGAATTTCTTGCCCCGGATAAATCAATGTACGAATCCCCGTGTAAATCATCACTTTCTAATAGAATATTTAGATTATTTTTTTCATTATTTTCAGGTAATCCACCTGCCTCACCACCTGGTTCAGGCCCTCCCATCGGTTCAGGTCCTCCCATTGGTTCTGATCCCCCCATTGGTGGTCCCATCGGTGGTAATCCACCCATATCACCCCCTTCTGCTGGCGGTGGGGCAGTTTCAGTTGATCCTGACTTAACTTTATATAATTTATCCACAGTATCAAACATACCTGTATGTGTGATTATTGTTGGTGTATTTGTAAGTTCGGCAGCGACTGCTCGTTCTAACCTCATTTGTTGAACATCTAACTTAATGTCTTCATCTGAGAATCCAAAAATATGTTTTTTAGCCCAAGTTGCGGATGTCGGCGCAAGAGTGTTAGGTATTTCACTGACAAGGTCTTTATAAAGTAATACTTTTTCTTTCCAAACATCAACCATTAATAGATCGGCTTGTTTTGATGGATTAGTAAGACCTAATGTGAAGTTTTGTAATTCATCTTCAAACCCTAATAAGAATAAATGAATGATTGCAACCTTATTTAATTCTGCAATCATACTTTTTTGTATTTTATGTATGGTTCTTGCAAAACGGATATCCTGTAATGATAAGTTTTTACCATCACCAACAACTTCCTCAAACCCTAAATACGCTTTTGGTACACGTAACGCGGTAACCAATTTCTTTTGGATGTATTCAATATCCGCAATTTCCGATAAATTTTGAGCTCCTGGCAATGTCTCAATTGGCATTGTTTGTGTCGCATCTCTAACAGGAACAAAGTAATCTTGATCCACCGCCATTTGGTTAAAACGTAAATCAACATTTCCTGTTTTATTATCAACAACTTGATCTCTCTTAAATTTGTTTGCAACACGTTGTACATATGGTTCAACATCCTTATCATCCATATTCCCAACAAATACTTTAAACACTCTTCGTTCAGGCGCTCTTGATGTACGATAGATTAACATCGCATCTTCAGATAATATTAATTGTTTCCATATTCTTCTTGCTTTTTCCAACATAGATGTTCCATATGGTAATTTTCTATCATCACCTAACAATCTAAAGTGGGCAATCTCCCAAGAACTAAATTCCATGTCTTTAACTTTCCAATGGAATCTCAATCCTTTTTGTTTAGGATCAACTTCAGCGTTGACAGATTTTGCCGCCATACCCCTTTCCAATCGTTCAATCTCAATATTAGGTAATTGCATACATCCTACAATACCTTTTTCTGGATCCAATTTTAAATAGACAAAGTTATCACCATATTTACAGGTATTTCTTGTCCACATTGCCAAATTGGTATTAATGTCTAACACATTATTAAATAAATCGGCAAGAATACCTTTTATTCTTTTTGATTCTGAATAAATTTGTAAAATAAATCCATCTTGATCTGAAGTTGTTGACTCTTCGGCGTATATATCTAATGCCGTGGATATTTCAGGAGTAAATTCCATTGATTCGTAATCGTAGAATGATGCAATTCTTGTTGGTTCATAATAAACTGCCTGAGTATATAAGTTATTCTCAATTTTTGCCCATTGACCTGACAAATACATAGTTTGTTGAGATTGAAGTTTTTCCTTCTCAAATTCCTGTTTATCTGTGGTTCTTAATAATTCTTTTTTATCAAACTTATATGTTGGATAATCTTGATTTAACAATGAGTTAGGCCCAAATGCTTGGGATAGTCTTTGCCAAATTGTTAGATTGTTTTGATTTTGTTCCATGTTGACTATTTAATTTTTTTTATATAATATTACTTGAGTTATTTAATAAGTCCATACCAAATGGTCTCCATATTGGGTTATTAATGCTTGGTTATTTTCAGTTAAAATATAATTTGTTATAATAACAGGAGGTGATGGTGGAACATAATTTTGTTCTCTATTTGTATCAGGTAAAGATCCCTTTTTGTTAAAGGTTAAGGGAAATCTTTTCGCACTTAGCACAGGTTGCCCCGGCACAATCATTGTACTACCCGCAATTATATTACCCGACCGTTTTCTTTTATTTAAACCCATTATACTTTATTTATAAATACTATCTACCGCCAAATAACCAACCATAGTTTTCATAATCCTTTTTGGTTGCTCCCATATTATTGTTTCTATTATCAAACCCAAAATGTGGCATTTGAGGATTAAAGTTTATAATATCTTTAACTGATTCATTATTATTAACCGTCCAAGAATCTAACATTGCCTTAGTTTGTTCTGTGACCCTTTCAAGACTAGAGAAGGATGATTCACCAACATATAGGGCAATTGATATAGACATAATCAAATCATCGTGATGTCCCTTTTGGTGGTCAGGTCTTCCATTCACATAAACAAAGGTATTCATCTCATTAAACAACCTTGAACTATAAATTCTAAATTTATGTCTCATCCCTTCTTCAAAGGCGGCAATTATTTGAACTCGTTTGTTATTAAAGTTTATTCCCGGTATTTTATCTAACGCTTTTGGGTCATATTTCCAAGTATTATTTTGGTCAATACCATCAACATACATACTCTTATAACCAAGTTCCTGTAGTTTTCTTGCCGTTGATATTCCCATTCCACCAGTAATATCTATTACAATAAAACAAGAATACATATTCCCCCATTTATATGCAATCTCTGCCAATACATCAGGTGGGATTTTTCCAATATATTCTAATACTTGTTCCCGTTCATCAAAATCAATAATTTGTATTGTACTAAAATCCTCACTATCACCACGACTAACATCAACACCCATAATGTATTTATGTCCTACAACAGGTTCCTTCCATATCCATAAAGAATTACCCATCATTTTATTTGCGGGTTCTTTTATCATATTTTCACGAATTGTTTGCAACATATTTGAATCAAATACGTTATCCCCAGATCCAAGAAAATTACATTCTAACTCCTGAGATACCTTTCTTTTATCGTATTTAAGTTTTTTAACCATCCCCTCAAACCAAATGGAACAAGGTTTATACCCCGTATCCATAATTGTTTTTAGGTCATCATAATTCCGAGTCTCAAAAGGTATTCCTTCCCAACTCAATATTTGGTCTTCAGTATATTCTTCTTTATTTAACAAATAATGTATGATGTTTTCAGTTTTCACTAAATATAAATCCCTAGTATATCTTGGATCTCTAAACCAATACATTTCAGTAATTTTAAAATCATTCATATTTCTCAATGCCTGATCATATATTTCATAATAAATTGGGTCATACCCGTTTGGTGTGGAAACAACGATTACTTTACCCCCCGTAGATAGGGACGCCATACAAGCCGCCCAAAAATCACTATCAGCTTCAATAAAGGCTGCCTCATCAAATATTAATATTGTTGGGGTAAATCCACGAAGTGCATCCTTTGATGTTGCAACCGCTTTAACCTCACAACCATTTGTTAATTTATAATGTTTTTGTGAATTTTTTTCTGCCGAAAAATCTGCACCAACCCATTTTGGCCATTGGGCAACAAATGCCTTAATCTTATTTGCCATCTCCAATGACGTATCAAGTTTGTTTGCAATTATAAGAATTTTTTCAGGTTTATTTTTTTTGGCAAATGCAAGTTTCTTGGATACCCAAGCGGCAGTAACCGTTGATACACCCGCCTGACGATACTTTAATGCAATGTTCTCATTATATTTATCGTAATCCTCCAACAATGATACTTGGTCAGGAAATAGTTGTAATGGAACATATTGTGATACCGTATTGTCGTATGTTTGTAGGTAAGTCTTTAACGCATATGGAGTATCTTTCATACACTTCACATACTCTAACGTTAATTGTTCTTTAGTAAAACTCATAGTACTATTTAACTATAAATATCAAAACCCCCAGTTATTTTCATAAAAGGGGGTTTTACATTAATTAAATACTATTTTATAATCCTAACTGAGCCAAAAGATCATCATCTTCGTCCTCATCTTCGTCTTGATCATTTCCTTTATATCTTTGATAATCTCTTTTCGCTTTATCCAAAATTTCTCTGAATTTACGTTTAGCCTTTTCATTATCCGCAGGTACTTCAGAAATAACATTTGCCATAATATCTTTTAAAAATTGTTCAGCTGGAATACCATATAAAATTCTTTCAAAGAAAGGTAATAACTCTCTATTTTCAACATTAATTGTTAATTCGTCAGGTAGTAATGTTTTTAATTTTCTTACTAATTCACCACCAACTCTAAATTGCATTGGTTCATTTGGTATAATATCTGTTTGTCCCATAACATCTTGTGCCATACCAGGATCAACATCTCTCCATTGTTCTCTTGATGCAACGGATGCAAAACCTTTAACTAATTCGTGTAATAAGATTGGAAATATAATACCATTAGCAACAACGGCATCCATTCCTTCGTCCTCACCTTCATCATCTTCATCTTCATCGCCATCACTATTCTCAATTTTTGACGATCCTGCGGCATTACCACCCATCGCCTCAATTAGATCCTCTTCAGTAAAATACATAAGGTCATTTGCCGACATAATTTTATTATATAATGAATATAACCTTGGGTCTATTTCATCCAACCTATCTTTAAATCCTTGATAACTAAATTGACCTCTTTTACCTTTACCTTGAATAATTGCGTTAATTACGTGACGTTTCTCAATTTCTAATTGTCTTTGTTCTTCTGGTGTTAATTCGTCAATATCAAATGAAAAGTTTGGTGGTAACTCCAATTTAGGAAGTTTTGCTTTAGCCATTTGGAATTGGTTTGGATTAATTCTTTGTTCATTTAAAAATGCCTCAACATTAATAAATTCAAACCCATATTTTGTTCCCCCCCCTTGAATTGGTGACTTATTTATTGATCCACCCTCAATCGCTTCCTCAAGAGTTAATGAATAAGGCATCCACCCTTCTTCTTTTGCCGCAATTTCTACCGCCAAATCTTTTAATTCACTTGTATGTGAATTTTCAATCATCATCGCTTGTTGTACCGATCTCATTTGTTCCATTTGTATAGATCTTTTAACCAAAGGATTTGTTATATTTTCCTCGGTTCCAAAATATCTTTTTACATAATCAACAACTTCTTTAAATCTTTTTCCTGCAATTTTTTCTACATCAGATACTCCACCTTTAAACGCTCTGTTTTTTGCGAATATACTTTCTGGGTCCTCAACCTTTTTTTGACTCTTTGGATCCATTCTCTCAGGATAATCACCGTAATCAACAGGGGCTTCTTTTATAACCTTTCTGATTAATCTTTCTAAATCTTTATTTCCCATCTTAATATAGTGCTTTTTTAATTTGATTAATAAATGTCATTTTAACATCTTCTTTACTATTCATTCTTGGTTTCTCTTTAACACCAGGATTAGGGTTCTTAAATGGGTTCCCTTTTCTCTTTGGTGGTGTTTTAGTACCAGGTTTTGTTGGTGCCTCTTTTTCTTTTGTTCCGTTTTCTTCCATAGACATTCTACCCATAGATGAAATTTTACCGATTGGTCTGTTCATTTTCTTCATTTTAATTCCTGATTCATCACTAAACATAGACATTTTTTTCGGGTTTCTCAACATCATACTATCAGATCTTTCTGAAATATTTTTCTTTAAATCACCTTTAGTGATTCTTGGATTAATATTCTTTTCAATCATTTCCATTATTCTATCTTCCAAATATTGCTCATTACTTTCTTTCTGAAGTTTCTTTTTGTATTCTACAGTTTTTTCAGGATGTTTCTTTTCCGGCATTTTCTTATAATCCTTTTTTGTTGTGTCATCAGAGAAGTCTCTTGCCATATCACACCATTTTTTCTTTTCTTTACCTTTACTGTTATTACATTTTGACCAAAATAAACCTTGTTGTGATTTTGATTCAAATTTTTCGGTCATTTCTTTTTCAGTTAAATTAACATTTACAGTTGGATCCTTTTTTTGCATTGCTAAAGCCTGATCTGGGTTATTAGTTGTAATTACTTCATTAGTTTCTTCTTTCTTAAACCTTTCCGCTAAAACTTTAATTTGTCTTTCTGACATATTAGTTAATGTTGAAAAATGAATCCCATTTTCAAGTAAGGTTAATGTATGGTTATTAGTTTTCATATACTACTTTTTTTTCGAACTCAAGAACGATATCTCGTTCATATAATTTATCTTTTACTTCTTCTTCGGTTTGACCAAATTTAAAAACAAGTCTTTTTATTATAGAGAAATCTAAGTTTTCACCTTCACTCTCCCACCCTAACGCAATTACATCGTCAGTTGCGTCCATAATAGAAAAAACATCAGAGTTTTGTATCAACTCTAATGTTATTTCACCGTTTCTTAATACTCCAACTTTCTTGATATGTTCAATGTCCGGAGGTAAGGGATAACCATTTGCTGGTTTTGATTCCCAATTTTCACCCCAAACTTCTAAAGTGTCTGAAAATATAAATTCATATATATTGTCTCCTTTATAGTTTGGTCCTAGACCATTGATATAAATCAATTTATTCATATAACACTTCCTCGTGTGGATATCTTATACTCTTGGTTATTTAATTGGAATACCAAATTTTTCTTATTAGTTATACCAACTAATTCAGCCTTTTTATTTTCATCTAAGAATTTAATTGCCGATCTCTCTTGACGAACATTTTCAGATAATCTTTCAATTTCTGATCTTGTTTCTCTTAAGTGTAGAAAAGTTGTTTTCTTATTTTCGTTAATTTGTTTTTCAGCGTCTTCTACTGAAAAATATTTTTTAAGGATACTATCAACTTTAGCCTCACTAAATGTGCCGTGTGATAAATGATCATCATTCATTCTGTGAATTTTCTTTCTAGCTCCTCTTGGGTTAAAATCTTCTTCTTCCTCATCTTCATCTGAATAACCAAAATCATCTGATCCGTCAGCTCTCAATTCTCCGAAATCTTCATCATTTTCCACATCATACTCATCGTCGTCATCCATCATAGAACTAAAGTCCATTTCATCATCACCTTCGTCAAACATTTCGTCCATACCAGGTAATTTTTTACTTAATGTTGAAGCATATGCTCCACCTAAAAGATCTTCAAATTTTTCACCAAAATTCATCATTTCAGCCATTTCACCTTCAGGTGCCGGTTCTTCCATTCCTTCCTCAGGCATTGGTTCTTCCATACCCATATCCATATCATCATCACCTTCTTCAGTGTCCATTCCTTCTTCTTCACCTTCAAAACGAGACATAATCTCATCAACATCATCTTCTTCCAATTTATCCAAATCCAAAGATGATAAAATAGAATTGATTACATATTTAACATCATTTCCTGTCATACCCTCATCATCGTCTTCAGACTTAGATTCAAGATCACGTATTTTTTGTGCTAATTTACCCGTTAATTTTTGGATTGATTTAAAAGTAACTTCTTCACCATCGTCTTCAGGTTCTTCCATATCCATTTCAGGTTCTTCCATATCCATTTCAGGTTCTGGCATCGGTTCTTCTTCAGGTGTTGGTGCCGGTGATGGAACAGGCGCAGGAGCAGGTACAGGTGCAGGTGCCGGAGCGGGTACAGGTGCTTGTTCATCAATTTCTTTAGTTCCTTTCTTTAGATAAAATTTCTTCTCTTCACCAAATAACGAAATTTCTTCTTTATGTTCATTAACCGAATTTAATTCCTTAGCCATTAAATTTAATTTTCTAAGTGCTTGAGAATACGATGAATGGTATTTTCTATTTTTCATAGGTTCAGTATATTCTAAAACCCCTTCTGAAAGTTGTTTTTTAATGATATAACCCGTTTTTTCTTTAACAATCTCATAGCGATTACCATCAGCTAACATACGGTTAAAATTTGCGGAATCACTTTCATTTACAGGATTTGATTGATGTCCATTATAATTTGAAATCTCAATCATTCTTCTGATTTTATCCATCCCTTGTAGTTTTTCACTACCAATTGGTTTTAAACTTCCCATTTTATTTTTTTTTATAAAATTATTTTTATTATATAAATATACAATAATCGTTGTTTATTATCATAATGATTGATAATGGTTTATTTTTTGTTAAAATTTTTATTTAATTGATAATTTTTTATCTAAGAACTCGTTACCAAAATTGTGTAATTTTTCAATATAACCATTTCTTCTTAGTGTCTTAAAGACCAAATTTTCGTTAGAATACTCACCGTCTTTCTCTAAACCACAAGTTCTATATTTCTTTAATTTATCCTTATATTTTTTAAGTGATTTTTTTACGGTATCAATATCTTCATCTTCCATATTATCAATTACACCATCAATAATGTTCATCCATTGATTGGTTTTATTTTTAATTTGTTCTTTATCTATTGTTATTGATTCTTTTTTAGGGTTGTTTGACCATTCATCAAATAATACCGAATACACACCACTACTAAAGTGTGTTTCTTCTTCATCTTGAAGATAAAGTTCAACATCATAACCATATATGGTTATATCGTGTTTATCGTTAAATATTATTTTTTTTAAATTAAAAAATTCTTTATATAGTTCTACTTGGTTAGTTGGAAATTGATTAAAATTGGCAACGATGTGTAAATCAACATCAGAGTATTTTGACCAATTGTAGTTAGATAACGATCCCGTCATTATTATGTCGGTAACAACGACATCTACACCTAAAAAATCAATGAATTCATATGAAATTTCAAGAAGTCGGTTTCTGATTTCAGGATTCATTTTTGCAGATTCTCCCTTACCATCCCAAATTTTGGGATTTAATTCTTTTTGTGCCTTAAAACTTGAAAGTATATCCTTGTATTTATCCATCTATAATAAATACAAAGATTAATTGATTTATTTATACTTTTTTGTATTTGAATGCCTTAGCAATTTTGGAACTAAAGAATTTCCCTTGAGATTCCGACATTCTAAATTGTGTATATATTTGATGGGGAACCTCATCATACTCATATTTTGTTCCATTCTTGAACTCAACAATCAACTTTTTTGTTATTGTATCATACTCCGTTTTTGTAACGTTTGTAGATTGGATCTCATTAATAATTTTTGATCCAACGATTTCTTCTTTTAAAATTGCCATAACTTTTTTTTTAAAAATATAATATTTATTATAAATAACTCAATAATTTGTTTATCTTTGTAGAAACAATTAAAATCTTAGAACTTATGAAAAAATTTATCTTATCCGTAGTATTATCGTTTGTATCGTTTGTTGGGTTTTCTCAAGAAGATACGTCGGTTGTTGATTTATCAATATTGTTCCCAAAATTATTTTCAGGGTGTAAAGATTCGGTTGTAACAAACACAAAAAATTTCTTTATTCCATTATCAACAGATTACGAAGCAATTGGATTTTTTAACGATGCCGTTTCTGCAACATACAGTAAAGGCATATATGAGGTAGGAGTTATTAATTGGAATACTACCACAAAATTTGTTTCAGATGTTTGGGTTGAGGTTACTGATGGTGAAAATCTTATCATATTACCTCTTTGTGAAATAAATCAAGCATATGAGTCGGGAGTATTATTTTCCGAGTATGAAAAAGTATTTAACCATATAAATAACAACCATATAAAAATATGGGGATATGAAAAATAAAACCCCATAAAGGGGTTTTATTTAATATTATTTTGTTTGTTGGTTGCGATTAATAATTTTTGTATTTCCCGCCCATACCGATATTTTATCACCAAGTGAAAATTTACCAGAAAAAATGGCAATATCGTTAACAATTTTTGTCATTACTGATTGGGCATCACCTGTATTAATTTTATTTACATTCTCATTTGAGAACTGACTTCCGGAATTAAAATTTCCTACATTAGATTGACCTAACGGAATCTCAAATATCCTACCGGCAAGGGTAGATCTGCCTGAGGCATCTATTTTATATTTCACCAATTGTAAAAAACTAATACCTGACCTATTAACCCCATTTAAACCATAACTTACTAAATTAAATGGTGATTTAAATTTACTAACAATACTATTAAGATTTGATATTTCAGTATTAATATTTACAATATCAGGGTCATTAACATACTCATTGGTTGTTGGAGTCGTTGATGCCGAAGTTGTTGTTACCGGTGCAACTTGTTCTCCCAAGTAATGTCTACTTGTTGCTGATTGATGCATTTCCAAAATTCGCATTTTTTCGGAATCATCTATTTTAAAAAGATTATTGTTCATAGTTTTTTTATTATAAATATCCAACAATAAAAAAAAGACCCATAACAGGTCTTTTTTTTTTAACTTAACAAACTAATCGCTCTTTTTTTACTTTCAATTTTGAATGGGAGTGTGATTATTAAAATTCCATCACTTATCTCCGCCTTTATTTTTTCATCGTCATACTTATTCCCAAAGGTATAGGATCTTGAAATTGAACTGTTTTTAATTGGGTCTTTTAAACCGTCAATTTTAATTGACCTCTTACCTTCAATAGATAATACACCCTCCTTTAATTCAACCGTCAAGTTATCTTTATTATACCCCGGTAAATCCATAATACATACAGTGGACTCTTCTGTTTGATAAGTTTGTAATAGATCTGTTGGTCTTTTTGTTAATGCACTAAATGCGTTAAAATCATCAAAAATTGCTGAGTTAAACATTGTTTTATTTTTTTATTGTTTATTTGTGTCCTTTTTTTTACTAAATGCGTGCCAAAATATAAAACCTGACATTTTGTCAGTATGTAAAAAAAGTTAATGACATATTGTCAAAATAATATACTTTTTGATTTATTATAATTAAACTTTAAAAAAGAGAAAACAATGATAGAAAATATGGATAGTGAGGACAAAAACAAAAAGTCATCAGATAAAGGAACCCCAGTATTAGATAATTTCAGTAGAGACCTTAATAAACTAGCAGAAGAAGGTAAATTAGATCCTGTGGTTGGTAGAGAACCTGAAATTATGAGGATTGCTCAAATCCTATCAAGAAGAAAGAAAAATAACCCAATTATAGTTGGAGAACCTGGTTGTGGTAAAACTGCAATTGTTGAAGGTTTGGCAATGAAAATATATGAAGGAGATTGTCCCAAAAATTTAATGGATAAACGTATCTTCTCTC